CAAACGTGCTTTTGAAGCAGGTAGAGATATAGAAACAATGAGTCAGGACATCAGCCGATGGATGAGTGCGGTGTCTGACGTTGATAACGTGGAAAAACAAGCAAAAAATCCGACATTTATTCGTAAATTGATGAGTGGTAACAACATTCAAGATTTAGCATTTCAAGCAGTGCAGAGTAAAAAAACTCTTGCTGACCAAAGAGAGACACTTAAGAATTATGTGCGTTTTAAAATGGGAACTCAATATTGGGAGGATTTGCTAAAAGAAGAAGGACGTTTGAGAAAATTAAGGCAAGAGCAAATTTACGCTAAACAACAATTTCAGGAAAAGGTAATACAGTATGTGGTTTTGGCAATCGTTCTCTGTGTGGGTTGCGGTATTCTTTATGCTTTCGTTTACGGTCTCATACAGTTTGACAGAGGAAAATGGTAAGTGTGTTCGCGTACATGAATCTGCTGTAGGACAGACTACGTTTGAGTGGCAATGTTTGACATATCCAGATGGTATCCTAAAGATTGCTCAATCAGATAATATCAAGAACTGCTTTACCTGTTTCTTAAAAAAATTTAGTGATTGGACTTGGGAACAAGAAGTAAGAAAAGGTATTAGAGAAAACCCTAAATATATTACTTGCAGGAGATATAAAAGAGTTACAGCCAAAAATGGACAACAGGTGTGCCTTTATAAAGGTGCAAACGATACTTATACTCTCGTTGTGGAAGGTCACTGCCCTTCAGAATACCGTTGTATCTATGCTCCTAATGGTAAACCACCCAATATTGACCAAGTGTTAGACAGCCTAAATGATAGTTTTAAAAAATGAAAACGTTAGTATTTGTGTTAGTAATTTTAGAGGGTACAGGAATATATGATGAAAGTATGGAATATGGCAGTATTGATAAATGTAGTTGGTATGCCGAAAAGATAAATTTTTATAATTCAAGACAAACAAGAAATACTTACTCAGCTTATTGCAAACCAAAAGTTATAGAAAGGGAAGAAGATGGTTAAAGTAACAGAAAAAGGGTCTAAGATAGCAGAAAAGCTTGATCTAAACTCTGATGGCATCCTATCAGATAATGAACTACACGACCTTAAAATAAAAGAAATGGAAATGAGGATAGCTGACGATAATGCAAAAAGAGACCAACAACGCTACCTAGTTTGGTTTTCTGCCCTTACCGTCACAGCTTTTATTATAGTACTTATGACACCTTTAATTGATATAGATAGAATTTCACACCTCTCAGGAATCGCTGAAATTTGGGTATTGAGTAATATGGGCATCATCGGTAGTTTCATTGGATTTACGCAACTAGCAAAAAGAAACGAAAACAACGGAAAATGATGTAGCCTTATCTGGCTTTTGGCTACATCGGTGCGTGGTATTACAACATAGGTTTATGGAAACGAACCTGCCAGACCACCGTAGGTTTCTGCCTGTACACCTAGGATTATACTAAAACAAAAACCTGTCTCTGTAAATCAATTCAATATGCTATGACCTCTTCCTTTAAGACATTTCTTCATCATTGTATCGTTAGCAAAAACTTTCTGAAAAGAATTAAGATTATCGTCAACAATACGCTCACATTCAATTGTATCACGGACAATCTCTTTGGGTTCTTTACTACCCCTAGGGTCGATGATATAATTTGAGCATCCACTGATAAGTAGAAAGATTACTATTATATTTTTCATTGGAATTTCCTTCAACTAGGGGTGCTTTAGCACCCCACCTTTTCTATTATCTTGGGTCTGTTAATTACTGTCTGTTTTGTACCTTGGTACTCTCTGTGGTCTTTTACAGTAGCCTTAACAGTAACTGAGCTATCAACTGCAACATCAAGAAAGGATTTACCCCAGTAAGTAAAGACGTTACCGTTAGCATCTTTGAGAGTATTAAGGTAGGTAATACCAAAGTCATTGATAAAATCTTTTCGGAAAGTAAGCGTCAGGTCAAATGTACCTCTGTCTTTGACTTGCCCTACAAATTCTGACTTGTTCTTTGTAAGTATCTTGTCTTTCTTCCAAGATAATCTTTTCGCTCTGTGGGCAACACCCTTTTCAGAGTAATTCCAAGCTATTCTTTTAAGAGCGTTAGCTTCAATAAGAATATCGTAATGATGCTTTCTTTTGGCATCTAATCTAAGCTTTGCTGACTTCTGCCATTTCATTTCTTTTTTTAGATAAAGTCTGGCTTGAGATTTCCCTTCACCACTGCACTTGAAACAAGCACCGCCACTGTGACCCCATTCTGTTGCCCATCGATAAATACCAGTTCCATCACATCTGTAGCAATCGTTATAACCATAAGGTTTGCCATCTCTCCAGAGAGCAATCTTCTGTGGGGTTTCACAATACTCATCCCAGATGAAAAACAAGTCGTTGGAAAGATACTCGTTCTTATGCTTTTCCGCTAATCTCTCACATCTGGCTTGCCATTTCTCAGATTCAGCTTGTTTACAAGCATTCGAAGCATCAATAATCTCTTGGTTGTTCTCTTTCCACTCTTTGAATTCAAAAGACCAAAGCATAGACCCATGCTCTTTTTTCATTTCTATCCTTGTTGCTTCAATTTTTTCGCAGTTGTTACACATGATATTCTCCTAAATGATTCGTTTCCTCATTCAGGCTACACCATATAGATGTAGAAAACAACCCTTAAAAAGAGTTATTAATCACCCCTTGTTCCATTTTGGAAGTCTACAAACCAATTCATAAAAGACCGACAATCGATTTCTTGATCTACACAACCAGTTCTAAACTCTGTATTTCCGCTATCTGTCTGGTATCTAAACTCATAATTCCACGTTTGGTTGTTGTGTTTGTAGAAGTACAAATCACCGACACCTTTAAAGATAAAGCTTATTTTCTTGGCTCTATGGTCAATATGTCGTTTATTCCAAATTACATGGGCATAAAAAGAGCTTTTTGGTAGTGGGTCAAAGGTATCGTCCTCACCTCTATCGTGTTTACGCTTCCACGATTTGATCGACATACTCCAATCGTCATACTTATCAAGCTCTTTCATATTCATTCCTCAACAGGCTTCCATCTAAAAGCTATGTACTTTTCCTGCGGTTTAACAGATTTTTTTTGTGTATCCTGACATTCTCTTAGTTCGCTCAATGGAATTTGATAATATTCCAAAGCACCAAACTTTTTTACTGGAAACTGTTTAGCAAACTTTTGAGTAACAAGATAGCCACCTTCCCATAGTTTATTGCCACTTTGATTAACATAATTGCAAAATACTTTAAGGCTATTTGTGCGTAATCGAAAAGTTGCAATACCTATTTGATAGTCTCCACCGTTCCAAATAGGTTTATCTAAATAAAAATTAGTGACTTTCTGGCTACCTTTTGATGCTGACGTTGTGATTGTACTTCTGGCATTATCAAAAAATCGTTGTTTACATATATCAGCATCTACAATCATTTTCCTGCGATTATATCGAACAACCAAACCTTTTGAATAAGAGCCTGTTAACACATCGTCAGCAGGTACTCTAATTACATCTTTATCTAATTCATAAAGATTTATTTCGTGCATCAGATCAATCTCGTCCTGTAATCATTTGGATGTACTGACTACTACACTGGTCATCTAAGGCACATATAAACCACATACCTTGTTGTACTGCATACAAGATGGCAAACATTGCAATGCCATATAAGATATAAACACCGTATTCATATAAAAAATTCATATTACTGCTCCTTTAATTTATCTTTATAATTTACCCACCGTATTGCTTTGTCGAGGGTTTCAAAAGCTGAAGCATTGAAATCTTCAATTTCGCCATGCTCCCAAACGAAATACTGGTTGTCCTCTTTAAGAATGTAATAATCATCATTAAACCATTCTACTTTTTGACCTATGTCTGTTATTCCAAAATCTTCCTGTATTTTCATAGTTTTATTGCCCTTAAATTTGCTTGTTTGGTTCTCCATGCTTCTATCTTAGCTTCTGCTCCAGTGCGTAAAGCTCTCATATTCTCATCGTTGAAAACCGCTTCTTTCAATGATTGTAAGTGCTTTATGTAACGTGGATGAGCCAAAGCTTCTCTCTCCTGTGCAGAGATGGGTAAATTTACAAATTCTTTCATCAATATTGATTTCAAACTCTTTTTATATTCTTCAGCATATACTCTTTCCGCTTTGTAACGTGCAGATATTTCAGCCGTTTCGGTAAGATGGCTAACCGCATTGTCTATCTCATCATCGCTTAAAGGTTGTATATGGCTGTCACTCATTTGCCATTTCCCATAACGTTTTTGCAGTATTACGACCAAAATCTTCAGATAAACCGTGGGATACCCAGTATTTATCTTCATTGCCGTACCTATGTAATCTCTGATGATGACCAAAACATAAAGGTATGGCATCATTGTCACCTGCTCTCATACCGACCCCTCTGGTGCTAAAAAAAGGTCTCAGTAAGTGATGAGCCTGTATAGACCCATAACACCCACCAGTACCCCTTAAAATGCATCTGAAGCTTACTACAAACTCCAGATGCTTTCTGCTTTTAACCCTATGTGTCTTGGGAAACTTCATTAGATAGGTATCTCGTCATACTGTTCTTCTTCCACTTTCTTTTTGAGTTGCAGAGACATATACTTTGTACCTTTGTCACTCACGTTGTTCCAACCGCTAACCCAAAAACTGTCTGTCAAAGCAAGGTTCTGTGCTTGTCCTTTAAAGTCACGGTCATTGCCTTGTTTCTGCTCATTTATCTGTATGTTACCAATCTCAACGTAAAAAGACAAAATAGTTTTGTTGTCTTTATTTTTACGCTGAACACCAAGCACTCTAGCTTCCTGACCCTCAAAATTCATCTTTCCTGATTTTGTAACCAGATAATCATATTGCATTTTACCATCTACCTTTTTTGGTGGGTCAACTTTGTATAAAACACCTTTGTTGGTGTTGTCGTATTTATTGGAACTGATCGTCATCGGCAAACTCCTCTTCTGAAACTATTTCATCTTTTGGTGGCTGTGGTGGTGTAAATACCTGCTCTTTTTTCGTACTTATCTTGCCATTCGGTGTTTTTGCATTTGGTACTTCACCCTTATCGTTTCTAGATGCTTCATTAGCATCATCGTCACTACCAAGTCCATACAATGCCTGTAAACCATATCTCTTTGCATACGATATCGAACTGCCTAACTTCTGTGGATTATCTTTATCATTAGCGTTTACTAACACTGGAACTCTTCCGACTAAGGTCTTTTCATCCTGATGATGGTATATTGTAGTAACAACATAAATATCCCTAACAAGCTCTGCACCCTTTGTAGTCTTGGTTGCACCCTCTTTATTACTCACTGTGACCTCTCTCTCAAGCCGTAACCAATCGTAATTGACCGTCTGTGAAAATGATAATCCAAACTCTGCTCCATGATTCACTGCGTTGATCACAGAATCAAGTGTAGCATACTTTGAACTAAAGTACGGATTGTTGCCGTCTTTCGTAGCTGATATATTCAACTTCTGAAATTTAGCTAGTGCTTCATATATTGGACTTTCTCCTGTCCATACACTCTTATTTTTTTCCTCGCTCATTTGATACTCCATATCTCTTTAGCTTGTTTTTGTTTAAACTCATCCCACTTCCAATGATCGAAATTGGGATAGTTTTGTAATGTCAGTTCAAGTTTATCGTCTGATGCTGACAAAAACCTCTGTATGCTCATCGCTATGTCGAATACTTGCTGTCTCCATTTATCCAAGTCATCGACAGCAAAAATGCTAAACTTTTTTGGTGTAACGAAATTCAAATACATATCTAAATCAGGATATGCCATACTGTACACAGCCATCTGTCGGCAATGAGCATCTGTAAGTTTACTGGGCATTTTCGTAGTTGTTTTAAGATCAACGATATACTTATCAAATCGAAAATCTATAAACCCCTTTAGTGGTACAGGCAACTCACCGTAATTGATTAATATCTCCTCTTGATAGGAAACAGGCTTGGTTTCAAACCAAGAAGATGGAATAAATTGTGTATAAGTATCTAAATAACATCTCAGAGATTGTCTCTCTTGTTCCGCTTTATCGTTATCTAAATCTATCTCCGCTTCTCGTAATAACTGGTCATACTTGTAACCAACTTCTTTTGCGGTATCCGATAAAGAAAACTGCTGTGGTGCGTTATGAATAATATTGATTCCATATTCTACAGCCGTACCCCTAATAGCACTTGGACTAGTGGTACTAGGGGATTTCATCAGGTAATTCATGCACCACATCGCTTTATCCTCAACAAAGAGGTTTATGCTTGAAGCGGATAAATGATTTATGCCATGTATGCTGAAAGGATTATTGGTAGAAACTCTCATAGCCTTATACCTCTGTTTTCATTGTATGTAACTTAGCTACGGTGTCTCTAATTTCATTTTTGACTTTACTCAGCCAGAGACCTCTGTCAGCTTTCCATCGACCCTGCTCTTTATTACCATATATGACTATGGCAATCTTTTGAGCGTATTTGTATAAATGAGAATAAAAGGTTGGTAACTCATTATCGTAAGATTGGTCAAGCAAGTGACCATCCTTTTCCCTCATCACCAGTTCGTAAGATAAATCCTGAATAATTGTATCTATATGTTTTGACGAGACAAGCTCCATTTGCCTACCTGTTATTTTTATAGTTTTAGATTTTTTCATATGTACTCCATAAGTGTAAACGCTTTAAGTATGTCTTTTACACCACGAATGTAATGCGGTCAAACACTTTTTTTTGTCTTGATTATAAACGCTATATAATGTAACGTTGCACAATCAAGCAGGAGAAAGATATGCAACTTAAAGATTATATTTATGAACAGGGTATGTCGATTCGTGGATTTTCACGAAGGGCAAACCTTAACCACCGTAATGTAGAAACGTGGGTCAGGGGTGAAAGAATACCTAATGTAAAGGCAATACAGAAAATTTATGACTTTACAGAAGGTAAAGTGACTATCTCTGATTTTTACGGTGCAAACGTCAAACACAGAGAGAAGAAAGAACTCAAAGATAGCCATGAAAAAGTAGAATGAGTTGGACGGCTTTAGCATGGGCATCTAAGCAGAAAACTGGTAGCAGTAATAGTAAGCTTGTTTTATTGATGTTGGCTAACTTTGCCAATGAAAAAAATGAATGTTATCCCAGTTTTAAGAAGCTTTGTGAGCTTACAGAGTTAAGCAGAGCCACGGTTATTCGCTGTATAAGAGTTCTTGAACAGGGTGGAATGATAGAAAGGAAAGAAAGATTTACGCAGTTTGAGGGTGGTAATAGGCAGACAAGTAATCTTTATCTTCTTAAAGTAGCACTAGAGGGGTATCAGGCTGACACCCATGAGTATCACACAGAGACCCCCCCTAGTATCATAGTGACACCCCATATAACCAGTAATAAAGAACCTAATATGTATGAAGAAGATTTTGAGTTGTTTTGGAAGGAATATCCAAGGAACGATGGTTCAAAGAAAAAAGCGTATGATAACTGGAAAAAGGTAACAAAAAAAATAATAGATAAACAAGAATTGTTTAAGTTATGCAGGGAGTATGGCAAAATACATAGAGGTAAAGACGTAAAATTTGTACCGCACTGCACTACTTGGCTAAATCAACAACGGTGGGAAACTGTTGAAAAAGAAAAAACAAGGGAATTCAATAAAAATCAATTGGTGGGATAATGTATCAAAATGAAAATTATATAACAAAAGCAAGAGAAGAAGGAATACACTTACAAAATTATTCAATTGGACAGCAAAAAATAACGTGTCCAAAGTGTTCTCATAATAGAAAAAATAAGTTCGACAGATGTTTAAGCGTCAATATTGACACTGACCACATCAAATGGCGATGTCATCACTGTGAATGGGAAGGTGGATTCAATAATCAATTCTCAAACTCGCAGGGTCAAAAAGGATTTAGTAATGATGGACAAATTGCAAAAACTATAAGCAAGCCTAAAATACCTACTATAAAAAAAGGTCTTTCGGATGAAGCAATCGAGTGGCTTGCGTCAAGACGTATCAGTAAGCAAACCGCAGATGCTTTTGAACTTTACACTCATAATCAGAAGTTGTGTTTTCCCTACTTACTAGATGGCGATGTTGTTAACGTAAAAGAAAGAACCAAAGACAAGGTTTTTACTCAGATGAAGGGTGCAATACAGAGTATTTACAACATAGATAGACTTAAAAAGCACTGGGATACACAAAAAACAAAAGAATTGATATTTGTTGAAGGGGAAATGGACGTAATAGCTTTGTATGAGTGTGGCTATGAAAACGTTGTATCTTTAAAAGACGGAGCATCGAAAACAGCAAAATATGATGATAATGACAGAAGATTTAAGGCTTTAGAAAATAGTGATTTCATATTTGATGCTGAAGAAATAACGATTTGTACCGATCAAGACGAAGCAGGTAAAGCCTTACAGCTTGAATTAATATACAGATTTGGCAAAGATATTTGTAAGGTAGTCTCCTTTCCACAGGGAATAAAAGACTCTAATGAATGTCTCATAAAGCTAGGCAAGGAGAAGGTTAGAGAGTTTATTGACGGAGCAAAACCTTTCCCAATTGAAGGGTTACATGGAGCGAAAGAATATAAACAAGCAATACAAGATATCTACGAAGGTAAAGTACAGAAGGTATTTTCTACTGGTTTAGAGGAATTAGATCAAATTTATAAGGTTATGCCCACTACATTTAACCTGATTACTGGCATACCTAATCACGGAAAAAGTAATTTTCTTGACCAAATACTAATGAATTTAGCAGAGAAGTATGGGTGGAAGTTTGTAGTTTACTCACCTGAACACTCTACACCGAACCATATAAGGCGATTATCTGAAAAAAGAGTTCGTAAACCTTTTGATATTGGAATGTTTGAACGGATATCGCAGGACGAACTTGATGGAGCGATAGATTTTATTGATAATCATTTCAAATTTATAGAAAACACAGACGAAATACCCACAATAGATTTTATTTTAAAGAAGTGCAAAAGTGCTAAACAACGGTTCGGAGTAAACGGTTTAGTTATTGACCCTTTTAATCAAATAAGTCCAGAGCGTAGCAATAATAAGCGTGAAGATGAGCATATTCGTGATATAATCGTAAAATGTCAGCAGTTTGCACGAAATCATCAAATGGTTGTCTGGATGGTAGCTCATCCTCATAAATTACACAGAAACGACAGTGGGGTTATACCGCCACCTGACTTGTATCAAGTATCTGGGTCGGCTCATTGGGCAAATCTTTGTGATGTTGGATTAGTTGTGCATAGAGATTTTGAAGTAAATACGACACAAATAATTACTCGAAAGATAAGAGAGCAAGGGGTTTATGGTAATATAGGGCAATGTGAGTTTCTTTTTAATATGAAAACACGGTGTTATGAATGACTTTACCCAGTAAAAAGTATAATATTATCTATGCTGACCCACCTTGGCGGTTTGAAACTTACAGCGAGAGCGGTAAGGAAAAGTCACCTGACAGGCATTATAACTGCATGAGTATAGAAGATATTTATAATCTTCCTGTTAAAGATATAACGAATGAGGATTGTATGCTGTTTATCTGGGTTACATTTCCCTTACTTCAGGAAGGGTTTGAGACCATCAAGAGATGGGGTTTTAGTTACAAAACCTGTGCTTTCGTTTGGGTCAAAACAAAAAAAACATATGCAATAAATCAGAGTTCGTTCTTACCAGAGGATAGTTTTGAAAGCTTTTGGGGTTTAGGATACTGGACAAGATCAAATGCAGAGCTTTGTTTGTTAGCAAAAAAAGGGTCAATATCCAGACAATCGAAGTCTGTGCATCAACTCATTTATGACCCAGTGCGAGAACATTCAAGAAAGCCTGATAGCACCAGAGATAAAATTGTAGAATTAGTTGGTGATCTTCCACGCATAGAGCTTTTTGCACGGCAAAGGTACAATGGTTGGGATGCTTGGGGAAATGAAATATGAAAATTAAACTTGTGCAAATTGACGGAAAGCTTCCAAACTTGGCACTTATGAAACTTAGTGCATATTTTAAAAGTAAAGGGCATGATGTTTTTTTCACTAGGTCGGTAAATCCCTCTTTATTTGAGCCTAAATTTGATATGGTCATGGCTTCTTCTATTTTTCAATTTAGTAAACATAGGATAGAAAAACTTTTACTGAACTATCCAGATGCAATTATAGGTGGAACAGGTACGTCAAACTGGAAACTCAAAATAGAGGATTATATAGGCGATAGTAAAGAACTTGATTACAGTTTCTACCCAAATTATGAATTTAGTCTTGGCTTTACGCAGAGAGGATGCAGATTAAAATGTAAATTTTGTGTTGTTCCTACAAAAGAGGGTAAAAATCATGAAGTAAATAGCGTTTATGAAATATGGAGGGGTGAGGGATATCCCAAAAAGCTCCATTTATTAGACAATGATTTTTTTGGTCAGCCAGAAGAAAGTTGGAAACAAAGAGTAAGAGAGATACAAGATGGCGGTTTTAAAGTGTGTTTTAATCAAGGTATTAACATAAGATTGATAGACGAAATCGTTGCTGAAAATTTAGCAACTCTTGATTTCAGAGATGATTCATTTACGACAAAAAGAATTTATACAGCTTGGGATAATATTGGAGATGAAACGAGATTTTTTAGAGGTGTTAAATTATTATGTGATAACGGTATTAAACCCCACCAGATTATGGCTTATATGCTGATTGGATATGACAAGAGAGAAACATGGGAGCGTATTTGGTACAGGTTTAATAAAATGGTTGATTTTGGTGTCTTGCCTTACCCTATGGTTTATGATCCTCTACAGCAAAGAAGAGATTTGAAGAATTTCCAAAGATATGTTGTTAGGCAATATTATAGGCACAAAACATGGGATGAATACTTAGAGTATTACCACTCATCAAAGACCACTTACAAAAACGACAATCAAATGGAAATGGCGGTATGATAATACGAGAAGCAACAATAGATGATCTTCCCTATGTACTGGATTTAGCAAAAAAGGAAGGTAAGGCATTAGGTTTTATACCTAGAATGGCTTATGAAGCGTCTATTACTGGTGTGAATAAAGGAAAAGCATGGTCAGATACCTGCAATGACAAGCTCTGGATATGTGAGGAGAATAAAGACCCAGTTGGATTTCTCAAAATGTCCTTTGGAAAATGGGCAAGAGTAAATCAGATAGCTATACAGGATGATGCACGGCTTATAGAAAGAGGAAAGGCATTGTTAGAGGTTGGAGTTGATTGGGGAAGAAGCAGAGGTCGTGATGATTTCGTTTGTGGATGTGCCAATGATTTAGAATCTAACTTGTTCTGGAAAGCAATGAAGTGGAGACACATAGGAGAAAGAAAAGGTAAGTACTACAAGAATACATGGCTTGAAGTATCAAAAAGACCTATAAATGTGTACCATTTTCAATTAGACAGTTTATTTTTTTGAGGATCAAATGCAAATAACTAAAATAGAAACAGACAAACTCATTCCATATGCAAGAAATGCAAGAACGCACTCGCCAGAACAAATAAGTCAGATTTGTGCGTCTATTAAAGAATTTGGTTTTACAAATCCTGTTCTAATAGATGAAGAAAATGTGATTATTGCAGGTCACGGAAGAGTTCTGGCATCGCAAAAAATGGGTTTGGAAAGTGTACCGTGCGTTTTACTTACAGATTTGACTGAAGCACAAAAAAAAGCTTACGTGATTGCTGATAATCAATTAGCTCTAAACGCAGGTTGGAATGAAGAGTTACTTGCAATTGAAGTTGGTGAACTACATTCTTTAGATTATAATTTAGACCTGTTAGGTTTTGACAATCCAGAAAAATATCTTGCAGAAGTGGTTGGGGAGACAGATGAAGATGATATTCCAGAAACTCCAGAAAAATCAATAAGCACTTTTGGTGATGTATGGTCTTTAGGAAAACACACAGTTATGTGTGGGAGTAGTGAAGATTTAGACTCTATAGAAATTCTGATGGATGGAAGTAAAGCAGACCTTTTACACACAGACCCTCCTTATAACGTAGATTATTCAAATGCAGATAGACCAAACCCAAGCAAAAATGACTTAGGTAAAATAAAAAATGATGTTATGGATAAAAAAGAGTTTTTTAATTTTCTTTACAATTGTTTCCTAAATGCGTTTTGCGTTTTAAAAAAAGACTCATCAGCATATATTTGGCACTCCGACAGAGAAGCAGACAACTTTCTGCAAGCCAGTAAAGATGCAGGGTTTCAATTCTCTCAACAGATAATATGGAAAAAACCTATGCTTTTAGGAAGAGGTAGATATCAATATGCTCACGAACCGTGTTTGTTTTGCTGTAAAGGCTCTCCCTATTTTACAGATGATAGAACAAAAACTACCGTTTGGGATTTTGGAGGTTATGATAAATCAAAAAATGTCCATCCTACTCAGAAGCCAGTTTTTATACCAGAGGAAGCCATCTACAATTCATCTAAACAAGGCTCAAACGTTCTAGATTTATTTGGTGGTTCTGGTAGTACTCTGATAGCTTGTGAAAAGTTGGGAAGAAATAGCTTTATTATGGAATTAGATGCAAAATATGTAGATGTAATTATTAACAGATGGCAAAATTATACAGGACAAAAGGCAATCCACAAAAAAACAGGTAAAACTTTTGAAGAAATAAAAAACTGTGCTACAAATACATAAAAATACAAAACATGGCTAATAAAAATCAAAAATATAAAAAGACCACCCAAGCGGAGAAGAGCCGTATGGAATTGTATTTTGTTGAAGGATACGGCACAGAGCAAGGTGTTCTTGTCTTTCCAACTATTGAGGAAGTAGCAAAAAAACACAAAATTTCCATAAACACTCTGTACAAATTGGCTCAAAGGGGTGGTTGGAAGGAAAAACAAGAAAGGTTTTTGCAAAGATATAATGAAGAGAGAAGTAAAAAGAAAAGGCAATTACTTAATAAAGAGGGTGTAGATATTGACGATAGAATTGTCAACTTATCAAAAGCGTTACTTAATAAAGTGATGGTAACTGTAAGAGATAATGATAAAATGTCTCCATACCAGATAGACTCTATAGCTTCCGCATCTCTTAAAATACAAAAGATGGTAAAACTTGCTTTAGGCGAGTCCACCGAAAACGTCAGCATAGAAAATAAAGAGCAAACAGATGAAACATTCAGAGAAGCTCTTGAGCTTATCGACCAAATTAGAATCGAAAGAATCCGAACAGAGGGTAGTACAAGCACTCACTAATTGGAACGCTAGAGGACGTTGGAAACAGCTAACACCAGAGGTAGATTTCAATATATGGCTTATATTAGCAGGTAGAGGGTGGGGTAAGACAAGAACTGGTGCAGAAGATGTAATGCAGTTTGCCGTGCGTAACCCAAATACTATTACAGCAGTTATTGCACCTACGTTTGGCGATTTACGCAGGGTTTGTTTTGGTGGCGTAAGCGGTTTGATGTCAATCATACCAGATCAATGTTTTAAGGATGGTGACAGGGTAGAGGGATACTCAGTATCACGCTCAGAAATACAATTATGGAATGGCTCTAAGATTGTTGGGTTTAGTGCTACAGAACCCAATAGATTAAGGGGTTCTCAGTTCCATAGGGCATGGTGTGATGAGTTGGCGGCTTGGCAATATCCTGAAACCTTTGACCAACTGATGTTTGGATTACGGTTAGGAGAAAGACCGCAGTGCGTAATTACGACAACACCAAGACCAATTAAAATTATACGCAATCTTTTAGAGCGAGAAGATGTGTACATTACAAGGGGTAATACCTTTGAAAATCAAGACAACCTTGCATCCACAGCGTTAGAGAGCCTTAAAGAGCGATACGAAAATACTACAATGGGTAGGCAGGAGCTATATGCAGAAGTTCTTACAGATGTAGATGGTGCGTTATGGACTTATAGCCAGTTAGAGGATTGTCGGATAGAAAAAAATGATTTGCCTGAGATGCAAAGGGTAGTTGTTGCGATAGACCCTGCGGTCACGGCTAACGCAACAAGTGACGAAACAGGCATAATTGTTGTTGGCAAATGTCAAAATAATAGATACTATGTGCTAGAAGATAGTTCGAGTAAGTTAAGTGCAGACAATTGGGCAAGGAAAGCAGTTGATTTATTTTACTTGCATCAGGCAGACCGCATTGTAGCAGAAACTAATAATGGTGGTGATCTAGTGGAGCGATTAATACGGAGTGTAGACACACAAGTTCCTTATAAGTCTGTACACGCTACTAGAGGTAAATTGGTAAGGGCAGAGCCTATATCAGCATTGTACGAACAGAAAAAGGTGTATCATGTCGGCTCATTCGCCAAACTTGAAGATCAAATGATAAGTTATACAGGGCAAAGAAACCAATCGCCTGACAGACTAGATGCTTTAGTGTGGGGTCTAACAGAATTAAGCCGTTCTAGCGGTCAAGTGGCGTGGAGAGTTAGCTAATGCCAATACAACGAATATCCGATATGACAGCCATAACTGGCTCAAATACAGCCACAGATGATGTATTTCTGGTTGTTGACAGCAGTACCAACGAAACAAAGAAGATAACAAGAGCAGAGCTAAACAACGCAATAGAGCAAGATGTACTAGCGTCTATTGACGTTACTACAGCAAATATTGATGGTGGTACGATAGATGGTACAACTATCGGTGGCTCTAGTGCAGGAGCAGGTACATTTACTACCTTGAATGCAACAAGCCTTACAGCAAACGGTGGTGTAACAGTAGACAACATCACAATAGACGGTACAGAAATTGATCTTAGTTCTGGTGATCTTACTCTTGATGTTGCAGGAGATATTGTTCTGGATGCTGATGGTGGTGATGTATTCCTCAAGGATGGAGGTACAACCTTTGGCGAATTTACCAATTCATCGACTGATTTTGTAATTAAATCAACCACTTCCGACAAAGATATTATATTCAAGGGCAACGATGGTGGGTCTGCTATAACAGCACTTACTTTAGATATGTCAGAAGCAGGTAATGCTTCATTTAACGCAAACGTTACGATAGGTTCACAATTAAGGATGCCAGACAATACATCAGGTAAGATATTAGTAGGTGATGGCACAAGCTATCAAGAAGTAGCTCTATCAGGTGACGCTACTTTGGCTTCTAATGGTGCAATAACATTGTCCTCTAGTGCGGTTGAGAACTCCATGTTAGCAGGTTCTATATCCGACACAAAATTAGCAACAATATCTACAGCTAATAAAGTAGACATAGGAGCATTGGATATAGATGGAGCAACAGATATTAATGCTGATTTGGCTGATGCAGACTTAATAATTGTTGATGATGGTGCTAATGGAACAGAAAGAAAAGCTACGTTTACAAGGGTAAAGAAGTTAATTTACACTGGTTTGTCCACTGACTTGACAGCCAGTGCTTCTGGTGCGGTTACGATAGCAAACGGTGCAATAACCACTGGAAAGATAGGTGCAGATGCCGTAAATGGCTCTAAAATAGCCGATGACAGCATAGATAGTGAGCATTTTGTGGATGGCTCTATTGACACGGCTCATATTGCAGACAGCAACGTGACCACAGCAAAATTAGCAGATGACGCTGTAACTACTGCAAAAATCACGGACGCTAACGTTACAACAGCTAAAATAAACGACAGTGCGGTTACAAACGCAAAATTAGCAGGAAGTATTGCCGACAGTAAGCTAAATACCATAAGTACAGCAGGTAAGGTCGATATTGGTGCTTTAGAGATAGATGGTGCTACTGACATAGGTGCTGACCTTGTAGATGCTGACTTGATTATTGTCGATGACGGTGCAAACGGTACGGAGCGTAAATCAGAACTTACTAGGGTCAAAAAGTATATTAACTCTGCAATATCTGGGGATGCTACTGTTTCAGACAGTGGTGCGTTAACAATAGCAAATGATGCGGTCGAACAGGCTATGATAGCTGATGATGCGGTAGGAGCAGACCAATTAGCATCAAATGCGGTTGTTACAGCGTCCATAACAGATAGTAATGTCACTACAGCCAAGATTGCAGATTTAAATGTTACAACGGCTAAGATAGCCAATAACGCTGTCACGGCAGGTAAAATAGCGAACAACACTATCACATCCTCCCAAGTGGATTCGACTATTGTAACCCCTACTGCGACTCAGGACTTGACCAACAAAACACTATTTCCTCGATTTGGCACAACATCGAGTCCAGTAACCTTTACCGTGACAGTGGCTAGTAAAACATCAGCACATCCTTACACTGGGGATGGCAGTTCTTTAGGATACTATATCAACGGTATAGAAGCACCTGCGATCATGTTTAATGGAGTGGATGATACAACAGCAAATAGTGAATATGTTTACAAATTTGACCAATCAGACAGCAGTAACGCAAACCATCCTTTACGATTTTATCTAGATGCAGGAAAGACAACAGCATTTACTACGGATGTAACCACCAATGGTACAGCAGGGTCATCTGGTGCTTACACGCTGATAAAAGTATCTGAAAACACACCGAATATCCTGTATTATCAGTGTTCTGCCCACGCTTATATGGGAAATCATGCAGTAGCCACAACTAGCACGTTTAGTAAAGGCGGTAAGCTTATACAGCTTCCTAGCAGTGCAGGTACACTTGTAGGCTCTGGAGATAGTGGTACGGTGTCAAACACCATGTTGGCTAACTCATCGGTAAGTTTTGGTGGTATTAGTCTTGCGTTAGGTGCTTCAGATGCTACCCCTGCTTTTGATCTAAGCGATGCTACTAACTATCCGACATCATCATTGAGTGGCACAATAACGAATGCACAGCTTGCAGGGTCAATTGCAGACTCTAAACTTAGCCAGATAACAACGGCTGATAAGGTTGCAGGTGGTGCAATACAAATAGATAGCGGTACTGATGGTACGTCCATAACTATTGCCGATACAGATAAGTTTTTAATAGATGATAACGGCACTACTAAGTATGTAAACGCTTCTCAAATATCGACTTACATAAGTACTGGACAAGTTACTTTCTCTAATACTGGTACATTTACTAATAAAACATTCGATGCGAATGGCACAGGTAACTCTATCTCAAACTTAGAAGTAGCTGACTTTGCTTCTGGTGTAGTCGATACAGATATAGCCAGTGTGTCGAGTAATGACGATACGTTAGCTAGTGCAAAGGCTATAAAGGCTTATGTTGACGCACAAGCCAACGTAACAGGTACAGTTACGCTTAACGGTACACAAACTATTACAAACAAGACGATAGACGCTGATAACAACACATTGTCTAATATTGAGGTTGATAATTTAAAGTCTGGGGTGTTAGATACAGATATTAGCTCTGTTTCTGGAAGTGATGACACATTAGCATCGGCTAAAGCTATCAAGACATATGTCGACTCGCAGACAGGAAGTGGAGCATCAGCAGGATTTGCGATTGCTATGGCGGTTGCTTTATAAGGAGAAGATATGGCACAGGATTTTGAGAGAGCATTTGCACGAAATGTAGGCACATCAGCCGTTACAATATTGACAAGCAACTCTGATGATACGGTTGTAGGAATGAGTTTAGCAAATGTATCAACATCACAGATAACAGCAGATGTTTTTGTGACATCAGGTGGAAATAATTATTACTGGATAAAAAACGCACCAATTCCCTCTGGGTCGGCTTTAGAAGTCATCTCACAGGGCGGTAAGAAGGTTTTACAGACAGGAGATGCCCTAAAGGTACAATCTAATACAGCAAGCTCTATCGATGTCTGGACAAGCTTTGTAGACTCAATCAGCACATAGGATACACAATGTCATATATAGGAAACAATACAGTACCTGCAAACTTCCAAACGATACCATCAGTACAACGTTTCAACGGTGATGGGTCAACCACCGCATTCACTTTGACAAATAAAATAGGCTTGGTTCAGGATATCATGGTGTCAGTTGATGGTGTTATACAAGATACCAGTGCTTATACCATTGCATCAGATGGTACTACGCTTACATTCTCAGAAGCACCATCATCAGGAACAGGCAACATCTTTGTAAACTTTTTAGCATTGGCAAATGATTCTGTAGTGCCAGAAGAAACATTCAGGGGTAGATTTAAAGCAGATGGTATCTTCAGGGTAAACAATCAGACTTTGAGTAATGATACAACTATTCTTGCAACAGAGAATGCTTCTGCAACGGGTCCATTGACTATTGCATCTGGGGTTACCCTTAACGTCAACTCTGGTGGGAGTTTAGCAATCATATGAGTAACCTTCTAGTACAGAATATCAAGCATACGAATGGCACTACAGCTATGACTGTTGATAGTAGTGGACGAGTTTCAACTCCTGTGCGTGTTGGTTTTGCAGGTAATCGACCAAGACCACATGATGTCTCCAATGCTGTTGTTACTACTGGTCAAAATGTTTATATGGATACAGAACATTTTAATTCTGGACACTTTGTTAATTCTACTGCCACTGGACAAGGACAATTTACTTGCCCAGTAGCAGGAGCTTATTTGTTGCAGGCTTATTTTTTGGTTGATAATGACGCATCAGACACTTTGTTATGTAGATATTCTTGGAGATTAAATGGAACAGAAAAATATATTGCTTATGACAATAATAGGTCAACAGGGGGTTCGACTTCTTACGAAGGAATGATGTCAGCAGGTGGCGTTTTAATTTGTTCAGAAAACGATATAATTACTCTTCAAGTTACAGCAGGAAAAATTCACTCAGCGGCTGAAAGTTCTATGTCAATATATTATTTAGGATAAACAATGAGTACATTAAGAGTAGACAACTTACGAGGAGAAACAGCAGATAACACAAATAGGTATGTGGTGCAAGTTGTTTATGGGTCATTAAGTTCAGAGCTATCTTATTCAAATGATTCAAATCACGACATAATGTCAGTAAGCATCACGCCCACATCTGCAAATAATAAAATAATTCTTATGGGAAATTTTGCTCATTATTTAAATCATAGTAGCACTACAGAAAGAGGGGATTATCAATTTAAAAGAGATGGCACAGTTGTATTTCAGACAGCTACAAATGGCTATGGTTATTTCAGAGATGGTTCATCTTTAAAGGTTATGAACAACACACATAATTTTCTTGATTCCCCTGCTACAACAAGTGCTGTTTCTTACACAATGGCACATCGTCCACATACATACGGAAGTGGAGGGTCATTTGGTGCAACAGTGACGAATCTAACCCTCATGGAGATTTCCCAATGAGTACGCTATCAGTAGATACAATACAGGGTAAAACTACAGCAGGAACTGTGGCTATTCCAAATCATGTGATTCAATTCGTTTATGTAGAAGAAACAGGAACTCAAGCTTACGCTTCTGATGCTGAGTTTGACTTATTCAATGCTTCTATAACTCCTACAAATGTATCATCAAAGATACTAATATCTATTAATATTCAGTATAGTTTTAGCAACGTAAATGGTGATTTTGGTTTATTTTTAAAGAGAGGTTCTTCTCGAATAGGAGGGAAGTCAAATGATACGAGTAGAGGGGGTTCAAATATATGGTTTGCTAACGATGATCGAGTAAGTGATGAAGCTCAAGGAAATTATAACTTATTCAACACATCGTGGCAGTATTTAGACAGCCCAAGCTCTTCCACAAGTGTCACTTATACTGTTGGTGCAAAGGTTACTACAGTATTTAATTTGAACAGGCATCATGGAAATTCAAACGGAGGTACATCTAGTATTAGCTTAATGGAGATAGCACAATAGGAGAAAACAATGACAACAATTACACAAGCATTAACGAGTTTAGGAATAGATGAATGGGTTCTGAGAGGAGACCCTCAAGATGAAGCAGAATTTAAAGCAATGTTCAGAAAGATTACTGGTAAGGACAAGAATGATTCTGCAATAGAGAGTTCAGACCCTAAGGATTGGGGGTTTACTTGGAAGCAAGTTAATGATGAAAAAACCAAACTTATCAATGAAGAACCAATGAGATTGTTACGAGAGCAGAGAAACAACCTTTTGAGACAAACAGATTTCTATGCTTTATCAGATGTCACAATGACAGATAAGATGAAAACATACAGGCAAGAGTTAAGAGATATGCCAAAAACTGCAAAACCAAAGCTAGATAAAAATGGTGGATTAGATCAAAGTAGTGTAAAGTTTCCAACTAAACCAAGCTAGGAGTAAGAAGTGCCTTTAACTAAAATAGGTAAAGAAGGTATCACAGGGATATCAAACTCAAGTGATGCTTCTGCAATTACAATAGATAGCTCTGAAAATATTATGGTTGGTCACAGTAGTTTAAATAGTCCAGTGGCTGATGGTGGTTCTGGTATAACATTGAAAGCGACTGGGGAAATTCAAGCAGGATTTGCAGGAACTATTTTAAAATTGAATTTTGAAAATGGTGATGGAACTTTAATCGAGTTTAGGCGAGATGGCACAACTGTAGGAAGTATAACTCAAGGGTCGAGTAGCACCACCTACAACACTACATCAGATGCAAGGCTTAAAGAAAATATCGAACCTATTAATGATGGTGTGGAAAAACTTATGGCAATGAACCCTGTCACATTTACATGGAAAAGTGACCCTGACAAAAAGACACAACAAGGATTTATTGCACAAGATATGCAGGATATATCTCCAGAGTCAGTAAACATTTTAGATGGTCAAGATATGCTTGGTATGGATTATGGTAGAATTACTCCCATTATTGTGTCAGCATTACAAGATGCGATGAAAAGAATACAAGAACTAGAGGAAAAAATAAATGTCGCTAAGTCAATATAAAGTTGGACAGTATGGTGGATATTTTGATCACAGCGATTTAGTAAGTGCAAATCCTGTTCATGGATTTCCTTTTGTCCACACTATGAATTTATATACTTACTCAGCAGGAGGTGGACTATACTACGCAAGGACGTGCAAACTTTGTAAATTCACACCTAATAACAACACAGAACAACTTTATGCGGCAACTATTTATAGAAAAGGAGATTTAAATTATAATAATCAATACGCTATTCTTGATGTAAATATTCATATCTGGTCACAGCAATCATCTGTTTATAATTTTTTCTGTCAAGAAAGACACAGCCACGGAAATAATTCACGATTTCGATTTGATTCTGATGGACAAGTTTGGTTTCATAATGATGGATTATGGTCACAGTGGTGTACTGTTGTAATACATAAGGTAAAAAATATATCTTTCTCAGGAACAGGCGAAACAGTCAATTACCATACGCATGGTGGAACATATCATCAAGTAGGTACTGGTGCTAATGTTCAAAGAGAAGCGACTTGGGGTACTTAATGGCAGAACACGATTACACAGAAGAAGAAATTGAATTAACCATGAATGCTCACGAATGCACCAGAGAGGAAGCAATATCAACTCACTGTGCAAGTGTACGAGCTTTTAGAGAAAAACAAAGACCAATATTGGAGTTAGAACAACTCAGACAAATTAGAAATGATATGCTTGCAAAGACAGATTGGTGGGCAAGTACAGATTTGAAAATGACAGATGAACAAAAAAAATATAGACAAGATTTGAGAGATATCACAAAAAAATACAAATCAATGAAAGAGGTTGTGTTTCCAGATGAGCCAAAAGGATAAAATATGTCATATATAGGTAGATCAGCAGGACAAGGAATAAGAGATAGGTACATTTATCAGGCTACAGCAGGACAAACAACCTTCTCAGGGTCAGATAGTAACGCTTTTGTCTTATCGTATTTAGATGCCAATCTAGTTGATGTATGGCAGAATGGGGTCAAGTTACGCACAGCAATTGACTATACAGCAACATCAGGAACATCTATTGTTTTGGCAACAGGAGCAAGTCTAAATGATATTGTTGAGATTATAGTATCCGACAGTTTTTCTATCGCAGACAGCTTTACAAGAACTCAATCAGATGAGAGATACCCATTCTTAGGAAATAACTCTGTTATCAGAACAAATGGAAACTCAATTACAACAGATATTACAATCCCAAGCGGTACAAACGGATTGTCAGCAGGACCTATAACAGTTACAAATGCTACAATCACAGTTAACGGAGTGTATACAATAGTATGACCAGTAGATTATTAGTAGATAAGATTGAGGGAAAGACTACGGCAAATACTGTGCAGATGCCTAGTGGTTCTATTATTCAAGTAACACACGCTATAAAGACTGATACATTTTCCACAAACAATAGATCAGTAAATGATGGATTTGTGGATACTGGACTTAATTGTTCTATAACTCCAAAATTTGCAAGTTCTTTAATTATGATAAACGCTTCAATTTGTATAGGCTCAAGCATTGGTTCATTTGCATATTTTAGAGTGATGAAAAATGTTGGTGGTGGTAGTTACTCAATGTCAGCAGAACCCGATGCTGATGGAGCAAGACCACTTGTTCATGGTTTTGAATATGACGCTAATAATGCAGGTAATGGTCCTAATGCACAATCTTTCGTTGCGGTAGAAAGTTTAAATACAACATCTGTTGTTAATTTTAAAGTTCAAATGGGTGGCAGTGGAACGTCAGCTATTACTATGAATAAATCTAGTCGTGATAATGCTTCTACAGATTACGATGGAAGGTCATCTTCAAGAATAGTATTGATGGAGGTAGCACAGTAATGGCAAGTGAACTTCATGTAGATGCAATAAAACATTCTGGTGGCACAAGTGCCTTGACGATAGATAGTAGTGGGAATACAACTGTTTCACAAAAAATTCTTACCCCTGCAATACCTGTTTTTTGGGCATATTCTAATACTACCAGTGTATCAGGAAACAACACAGCTATTGTTTTTAATTTAACAGACTTAAATAATGGAAATCATTACAGCACTTCAACAGGAAGATTCACAGCACCAGTTGCAGGAATTTATGAGTTTAATGTCCAATGTCTTTTTCGAAAATTAAATACAAACTCAGGTTATGGAGAGATAACACTTTTTAAAAACGGAAGCAATGTTAGCGTTAGGGGTCTTGCTTATGGTGGAGAAGGAGATGGTGATAATGCTCATTAGAACGAGTCTTGCAGTAAATGATTACGTTCAACCTCATACTTATTATGTTTCTAGTGGTTCAGACTTTTATATTAACCAAAGGCTAGCACATTTTTCTGGGCGTTTAATAGGATAAACAATGGCATCAATACTTAAAGTAAATACCATACAAGACGCAACGAACTCTACTACGGCTATTTCTGTAGACACAGCAGGGCGAGTGACAACTCCTGCTAGACCTTTTTTTGAAGTAAGAAAAAGTGGAAACCAAACTGGAATCACAGCAACTAACACTAGTAATGCTACAATTATTACTTTCAATGTTGTAGGGTCAAATGTTGGTTCACATTTTGATACTTCTACTGGAAGATTCACTGCTCCAGTAACTGGAGTTTATCAATTTAATTTTAGTATTTTGTTACAAGATATTGGAAATAGTGATGATGGAATTCATGTATCTTTTTTTATTGATGGAAATCATCAAATATATTTCTCCAGAGCAGTTGGAGAAGCGGCACAAGGATATCAGGGATATGGTGGTTACTTACCAGTGCAAGGATCAGCATCATTTCTTTTATCTGCAAACAGTTTGCTTGACATAAGAACATTCTACGCAGGAGGGGGTGATGGTTTTGGTGTCTATGGTGGTACAGACTGGTCACACTTCTCTGGATATTTAATAGGATAACAGCATGAGCAAGTGTGCGGAATTAGCAAATCTTATAGGAAACATCAACGCAGGGGGTGGTGGAGCAAACAGAAATGTCATCATCAATGGAGCAATGAACGTGGCACAGAGGGCAACATCAGCTACAGGATTAGGTGGTAGTGATGGGTATTTTACTTGTGATAGATGGAAACTTGCTTTTAATACATCTGGCAGAATTACATCTGCTCAAGATTCTTCTGCACCAGAAGGATTTTCAAACAGTCTCAAACTATCTACCACAACAGCAGACACAAGTATTGCTTCTGGAGAATATTTATTTTTGCAACAAAGATTTGAAGGACAAAACTTACAAACATTTGCCAAAGGAACATCAGAAGCTAAACCCTTTGCACTATCTTTTTATGTTAAAGGAAATGCAAATGCTACATATGTTGCAGAGTTATTTGATGGAGATAATAGTAGACAAGTTTCAAAAGCATTTAACGTGACAACATCATGGTCAAGAGTTGAATTGAGTTTTCCTGCTGATACGACTGGTGTATTAGATGATGATAATGCTACAAGTATGAATTTGACAATATGGTTACACGCAGGAAGTACTTATACAAGTGGCACACTTAATCAGACATGGAATTCAAACACAAATGCAAATAGAGTGGTTGGCACAAGTTCAATTTTAGATTCTACATCAAGAACCTTTTTCATCACAGGAGTTCAGTTAGAGGTAGGGCAGAACCCAACGTTTTTTGAGCATGAGCCTTTTGCAACAACTTTACCAAAATGTGAAAGATATTTTCAACTTAATACTGCAACTGGTGGAGAGACATATGTTGCAACGCAAATTACGACTTCAATGACGATGATGACAGAAATGCGATCAGCTCCAACAATAGGAGCTTTTGATACTACTAATAGAGGATTTGTAGATATTGGAGCGGCTACCAGATTTTTAACACAAATTCATGGTTCTGACTTTACAGACAAAAGAGGTGGGGTTACAAACTTAGGTATTACTTCCACTAGAGGCACACAATTCCACACAATGAGAGGGAGTATGGTATCAATGGATGCTGAGTTATGAAGATAGAGAAAGCACAATACGCAAAAATAAATAAAGATGCAGAGATAACATCTATTATAGCCGTTGTTGATGGACAACAAGTAGCCATTCCACTAGACCCTGATAACAGACACTACGCAGAAATATTAAAACAAGTTGAAGAAGGTAAATTGAAAATCAAGGACGCAGAATGACAAAGAGTGATGTAACACAGATTTTGACTGAATTAGCAGTTATTAAAACCAAAATGGAAAATGTGGAAAATAGAGTTTCTAAAGTAGAGAGATTTGTGATGTATTCTGTGGGTACATACTTCACAGTTACCTTTACTGGTTTTGTAGGATTTATTTTGGTGGGATAATGGCAATTACTATTAAAAATGACAGAAGTGTGATAACAATAAAGAACGATAGGTCAGTAATCACAATTAAAAGGTCAGGATGAGTAGTTATTCTTTTAACATAAAGCAAAATGACACAAGTCCTACCCTATCAGTAGTTCTTGCTGACAGCAGTGGCACAGCAATCAATATCACAGGTGCTTCTGTCTTATTTAAAATGAGAGCAGTAAACAGTACAACTTTAAAAACAAATGCAAGTGCATCAATTACTAATGCTTCAGGTGGAGCAGTTTCTTATACATTTACAAGCAGTGACACAGACACCGCAGGACTTTTCCAAGGCGAGTTTCAGGTGACATTCTCAGGAGGTGCTATAGAAACATTCCCAAATGTGGAATATATCAGTATTCTTATTACTGACGATTTAGATTAGGAGTGTAATATGGCAGGAGAAACCTTACAAACGTCTGCAACAACAGACCCACTTTCCTATGCAGAAATAAGGGATTACCTGCGGTTGGATGATGGAGTAGATGAACAGCTTTTGATTACCTTGCTGAAAATGTCAGTAGACTTTGTAGAGAAATATACTGGCAGAGCATTAATTAACAGAACTTTAAATCTTTTTATAGACGGTATAGACGAAATAGATATGCCTTTGTGGGAAGGGGTTAAGATAGGACCCGATATATCGCTTAGAAAAAGATACATAGAATTACCTACTCCCCCAGTACAATCGGTGTCATCCATAACGTATTTCAACGATGAGGATACTGAAACTACTTTTGCATCAAGCAAGTATTACCTAGACAATGCAAGAGAACCTGCCAGAGTGTATTTAAGGGATGGTGAAGCGTTTCCTACAGGACTTAGAATAGCAAATGCGATGAAAGTGGTTTATGTTGCAGGGTATGGTGCAAACAGAACGGACGTTCCAGAAGCAATAAAGATGGCAATGTTACAAATAATAGCGTTTAATTATGAGCATAGAGGGGATTTTGAAGGGGTTATTAGACCACCTGCCATGATGCAAGGCTTGTTACAGCCATATAGAAAGCTGTCCTTTAGCAATAACCCTTTTGGCACTGGGCGAGGTATGTACTGATGGGAATGTTTGATTTTATCACTAAGCGGTTTCGTATTGAGAAAAAAAATGCACCTATGGTTATGTATCAGCATGGTTACTCTGTAGAGGGTAAAAATTACGATTACAACAAAATTGCAAAAGAAGGATACCAAGAAAACGCTATTGTTTTTCGATGCGTTAACGAAATAGCTCACGGAGCATCAGCCGTGGATTTTTGTGTTTATCAAGGCGATATCAAGCTTGATAGCCATCCTTTGATAGATTTACTGGCTAGACCATCCCCACAATACGCAGGAAACGAGTATTTTCAAGCTTTGTACAGCTTCTTACTGCTTTCTGGCAACTCTTATGCTGTATATTCCTTAGTGGGCGGTCAGCCAAGAGAATTGCACCTCTTACGACCTGATAGAATTAAGATTATACCTAGTAAAACCCAGATACCTACCGCTTACGAATATCAAATAGATGGTCGAACAGTTGCAAAATACGATGTTGATACAGAGACAGGTGACTCAGAGGTAAAGCATTTCAAAATGTGGCATCCAACAGATGATTATTATGGGTTGTCTCCAATCCAAGCCGCCGCTTTTGATATTGACCAACATAATATGGCGGCTCGACACAATTTAGGATTATTACAAAATGGAGCGAGACCCAGTGGAGCAGTGATCTTCAAGCCAACGGATGACAGTGGTATTAACATACAATTAAGTGACTCTCAAAGACAACAGCTTATGTCAGACTTAAATATGAGGTTTAGCGGTACACACAACGCAGGTAGACCAATGCTGTTGGAAGGAGACTTTGACTGGAAAGAAATGGGTCTTAGTCCAAAAGATATGGATTTTCTTGAGCTAAAAAATATGAGTGCCAGAGATATAGCATTATGTTTTGGCGTTCCATCCCAGTTAGTGGGTGTGCCAGATAGTCAGACTTATAACAACGTGTCAGAAGCCAGATTAGCCTTGTATGAGGACACTATTATCCCTTTGATACGCAGAGTAGAGAGCGACCTTAACGAGTGGTTAGCACCTAAATTTGGGGAGGATATCAGTATACGATATGATATTGACTCTATACCTGCGATGGCAGAGAGAAGAAAAAAGACTTATGAGAACGTTGTACAAGCGGTCAGGGAAGGTATTATCAGCCGAAATGAAGCAAGAGAACGGCTAGGATATGAGCCTATAAGCGGTGGCGATGATGTTTATATCTCCGCTAATCTTTTTCCACTAGGCACTCCACAGGTGGCAGATGCAGAGGGTGAAAGAGCAGAAGAGGACGATAAAGAGTTTGATTATGCTGAAGAAGAAAAAAGAGAGATAGACAAAGATATTTTTACCACGGAAGAAGAAGCCAGAGAAAGAGCAAATGAGCTTGGCTGTGATGGTTTCCATTCTCATCCTACCGATGACGGAATAATCTATATGCCCTGCTCATCCCATATGGATTATGAGCGTATCACAGGCGATAGATTAGAAACACCAAAGCAAGACCCTAGGTATGGGCAGGGAAAAGATGTGTTTGAGTCAGTGGCAGAAGCAAGAGCAAGATCAAAGCAATTGGGTTGCAGTGGACACCATACAGTAAAGGGTCCAGATAGAAACTACTATATGCCCTGTTCTAGTCACGCTATCTACCTAGGTAAAACAGGTAAAAAAGATTATCAAGATATCGAAAAAGCAGAGTCTGATATTGATACCAAGCCAACACAAGCAATGGCAGAGGAAGCGGAGCAAGGACTTGAATGGCGAAAAGAGTTCAACAGAGGTGGCACAGAAATAGGTGTTGCTAGAGCGAGACAATTAGTTAATCGTCAAAATCTTTCCCCAAGTGTCGTAAGACGTATGTACTCTTTCTTTTCAAGACATGAGGTTGATAAGGAAGCAGAGGGATTTAGAAGAGGTGAAGATGGGTATCCCAGTGCAGGACGTATAGCGTGGGCATTGTGGGGTGGTGATGCAGGTTTTACATGGTCGAGGGGAAAAGTAGATCAACTCGATAAAGAAAGAGAGAAACAATATGATTATGAAAAGAATTATCTGCCTTGTTGCGATGATTGTGGCAGTAAGGTAATCGAAATAGACTTCAAACAAGAAGTTTCAGGAAAAACAAAAAAAACGCTTGAGGGTAAAGTCAAAGACCATAATGAGAAGCATGGCGATAAAAAAGGCAAAAGAGTTACGCTAAGAATGCTGTCTGCGGTCTTTAGACGAGGTGTGGGTGCTTATAGAACCAACCCAGAGAGTGTAAGACGTAATGTTATGGGTCCAGACCAGTGGGCAATTGCAAGGGTTAACGCTTTTTTATATGCGGTACGAACAGGAAGATTTAGATCAGGGCAGTTTGACAGAGATTTGTTACCCAAAGACCATCCATTACGAAAAGACCCTTAACAGGCTCATTTGTCAAAAACTATCTGCTCTATCTGCGGTCATACTAAAGTGGTAAAATATGGTATGCTACGATGCTACTATTGTGAAAGATATTACTATGATATGCACCCAGAATGGATTGACCATGTTCTAGACAGAGAAAAAGATGATGAAGATACAGACAAAGCAAAGGGGAAAGGTACTGTCAGTAAGAAAGACAGTAGTTGAGCAGACACGGCTAAGAAAATCCTATGAAAGACGTTTATACCGTCAAATGGTAACATTCTTTGAAGAGACAGGACGCAGGGCGGTTAGAGAATTAGGCAGTGGTCGTATGGATATTGTCGATACAGAAACAAGATTAAGCCAGATACTGTTGCCACATTATAGAGCCGTGATGGAAAATTTCAGTAATCGCTTTGCATTTACTAAGCAAGAGGTCGAGTTTGAACGTTTGGTAAGAGCGTGGATGAACTCTGTAGGTGGCAATCGTATAACGTCCATATCGGAGAACACTAGACGTAAGATACGCAAGATAGTTCTGGATGGGCAAATAGAGGGATTAGGGCAGGAGCGTATAGGACGTAATATCAGAAAACAGATGTCTGAGCCGTTTACTCGTTACAGGTCAGCTATGATAGCAAGGACAGAAACACATAATGCCGCCAACTATGCAAACTATAGTTCCGCAAAAAATGTTGGGTTACCGATGAAAAAGCGTTGGGTGTCTACAGCAGATGATAGGACAAGAAGCCACCACGCTAATATGAATGGTGTAGAAGTCGATATAGATGAGCCATTTCTTGTGACGTATAAGGGTGTTGTTTATAAGATGCAACACGCAGGAGACCCAAACGGTGGTGCAGGTAATTTAATAAATTGCAGATGCGTTATACTGTATATTGAGCCAGATGATTTTGTAATTGATGAGGATACACCTCAAGAGCAAAATTTACCAACGGTCGATGATTTGAAACCATCCACGGTAGTTTCACAAATTGTCTTAACAAATGTTTTTGCAAGATTTAGGGGTAAAAACCTCAAAGATGATTACACAAAAAGAATCAATGAAGATTCTAACAATGTGCAAAAAAATATTATCAATCAATACCGACAACCAGAGATAGATAGAGCAGGAAATGACGCATATTACGAGGGTCGTAGAAACCTTCTGGTCGTTAGTTTAGACCCTAGTAAATTACAAAATGGAAGCACATTCGAAAAGAACCTTCTTCTCCACGAATATGGTCATCATATAGACTATGTAACTGGCACGGATAGACAGTTTTGGTCTGAAAATATCAAAACCAATAGGGAGTTTAGAAGAGCATTTGAGGAAGATAAAAAACGTCTTGGATTAGATAAACGAGGGGAAGCTTTTAACGAAAAACTAGCAGAACTAAGAGACTTGCTGTTCACTCAAGAAAAAATAAAATACAAAAAAAGAAAATATTTTTATACAAAAACGGATAATGCTTTTCGAAATGTTGGCTCAGATTCATTGTCCGATATTATTGATGCTATGGTAAAAGGTGAATTTAGGGCATCATATAAAACTTATGGACACTCACGGTCTTACTGGAGGAGAAGAGATAGCGATCTCTCAGAGACTTTTGCAAATTTATTTTCTATTTATGCAAAGAAAGAAGCATATGACCTTGCGAAAACGCTATTTCCAAGCACGATAAAAATATTTGAGAAAAGACTTATTGAAATAGAAAACGGAGTAACAGAGCAATGAAGCCAAGCGAAATTGAAAAACTAGTTGAGGATGACATCACATTTGACGAACTATTGAAGGTCTATAAGAGAGTATTTGGAGAAAACGTGCCAGACAATGTGGCAAATAGCTTTGGGTTTATTGATGAGGAGATTGTATTGGATGCTCTTTATACAGGTAAACCAATTAGAAAAAAGAAAGTGCCAAAAGGAGTAAGATTGTGAGATTAACAAACAACACATACGGTATTAGAAATCTAAACGAAAATATCAAAGGTACAGTAAGTGGTATATATTTTTATAAGTACAAAACCGTCAATGAAGCCATAAAGGATTATGCCCAGAAGTTCGACAACTGGAAAGACCTTTACTTCAAAGACATCACATTAACTTCAGCAAAGGCAAAAACATTTGTATCAGAAATTGAAAAATCTATATCAGCGAATAAAAAATTGGTTAAGTCAGAAATTTACGAAAAAGTAAAATGACCAATAGATATAAAAAGATAAATGTAAAACTTAGTATCCCTCAAATAGAAGCTCTAGCTCACAGTTGGTTGGGAAAAAAACACTTTAGTCATCAAGCATATTACAATGCTATGGAAGCTATTTGCATGGCACGACTAGAGCATCTAAAAAATGAGAAAAGACCAAAGACCAGATAAATTTGAGATTTTTATTCTGGCTATACTATTGTTTATATGCTGTTTGTTTTTTACCGTGACGGATTGGGATAATCTTATCTTTATACCGTTTTTAGATTATAAGTAGTAAAAGATATACATGGCAAAACAGCCAAGTAAAAATATTACAAGGTTTCTAAGCAGTGCTTCTTTGTTCATTTATCATCTTACAGTAGACGGTGTGTAGATCAATCGTATGAAGTTTTTTGGTTTGCGTAAAGGTGTCTTAACGTAATAATTAAAACTTTCAAAGCACCTATCTGTTTTGTAAGTCTCTAAGCTCTTCTGCTTACACGTTTCAAGATCGGCAAAATCAAGCGTAATGATAAGCAGAAGAGTATGAGAAGTTTTTACAATCACTTAACCACCAGTATATGTCTGACCTAATTGGTTAAAGCCACCTTTTACATTTGTAGCATTTATCTCTCTGTGTTTCCATCCAAAAGGAAAATTGTCAACGTACTCAGGCGGTATGCAGATCAGGTGATATTGATTGGCAGTGTCCACCATGAATTTTTGGGGGGGATATATTTCTATACCAAGCCAATCATCCCCAAGCAAACTCCTCTGCAATGCCATCTTATCTGACCACTTAATATTAGTTCCCTTATCATTTCTCTTTATGGACAGCCAGACACACTTGCCTTTTAGGTCATCAATATGAACCATATCATCAGCACTCTCACCCCTGTAGACGTTTACTGTAAACAAGCTATTCTTATAGACCTGACCTGCTTGTTCTCTCTTGGCTACTTCCTCAGAGCTTTTTACAATCTCATCTAAATCGATTTCTAGACCGTTCTCTTTGAAATAGGCAATGACAGCCTTTGTTCGTACCTCGACAAAATCATCAACGAGTTCAACATTGCCTAAATAGTCTAAGTGACCACCTTTAACAAAAATCATTGATCTTCTCCATGTCTACCTATCCACAAATTAAAGTTGTTTACTGACTCGTCCAAACATCCCTCACCATCAGATATGAAACGATTGATGATAAAGTCTCTGAAGGACTCACCGTTTGCTTTACTGTCCTCATAAAGATTTTTGTATTTCGGCAAATCTTCATCACTAATTTCTAAAGTATATTTGATTGCTATCTTCATAAGCTCAACCCCAAGACACATTGAATTCTAATGCAGATAAACCCTGCTGTTTTTTTCTCTGCCAGTAAACAGGTCTATCCCAGTAGTAAAACCATTCGTTAGCCAATTGAACTATTTGCTCATTTGTAAAACCTCTTAGTATAAGGCTTACTATTCTCTTATCACCATAAATAGCATCACCACATTCGAGGGTGATTGCTTTTCTAATTTTGTATAATCTTATTTTCATTTTTACCTCTGTAATTAAAAGGGGGGTTTCCCCCCCCTGAGTTATGCTATTACAGCAACCCTGTTATTTTTTGAGGAGATAAGTTTCTCCCAAGCTTGTCTGGGTAAGGTAGCCTTGCGATTGCCACCTGACTTACAGATTTGTATCGTGGAGCAGTAAACGTGCTTTCTGCCTACAACCGCCCAGATTTGTCTGTAGTCTCCACCCAATATGTCAGGGCAGTAAAGCATTTCGAAAAGAGTTGCCTTTGCCCATTTCTTACCAAGGGGTCTACCGTTTGGTAACGGTGTCTTGATAAGTCTGGAGTTTTTCCTAATTTTTTTCATATGGTTTTCCTTCTGTTGTTCGTTTCCATTTTGCTTTCGCAGACCCTAGGGTTTCGGTGGGGTAGCAAACCCCACCATCATCAGTGCGAGTTAGAAGTTGTAATCATACTTTCTGTTAGGCTCTTGATCTAAATGATGTCTGCCACAAGATGACTTCCAACCGTTCTTACCTTTACGAACTCTTACGACCTGACCTTCTGGGTTGGATTTGAATATCCATCTTTGTTCGTTGTTGTTTACACAGTGACCTGCAAACCCACCTGAAACAAATTCTGGCTTCCAAGTTGGGTCTTTCTCAGCATCCATCGCTCTTACCTCAATAGTCTTTTGAGAAATAACTTTTACAATCTCGAAGGGGTGTATATCGCTGTACCCATAATGATTAGCGTGGGTATAAGTGATAGGCTCAACAAACCAATCGTAAGTAACGTAGTATTTGTCAAAATCTTCTCTAGTTGTGAGTGTTTTGATGAAGTCAGTTGCTTCTTTTTGAGTATCAAAAAATACATCAGGGTGTACAAACGTGTAAACTCTTTCCCCTCTTACCTCTCTAAGATAATCAGTATTTCTTACTTGAGTGCCATCTTTCCAGTGAGTAACTCTGTTTGTTTTTACTGTAAATAATGTAAGCATTTTCGTTTCTCCTATGTTGTTACGAATCGTTTCCATAATTAATTGTACACTATATGGGTGTAGAAAACAACTCTTTTAAAGAGTATACCCCAATGAACATTGGTTTTTTTGTGGATTTGAGGGGTTTCTGTGCTTGAAAAGTTGGGCAGATGCAGATAATATTCTGGATTATGCCCATACCTAAACCAAATGCAGGTGAAAACAGAGATGATTTTATGGGTCGTTGCTTGTCATCTGATATTATGCAACGTGAGTATTCTGACATGGGTCAGAGATTAGCAGTGTGCATTAGTTCTTTTGATGATAAGGATGAAAAAATGGAATCAGAAACATTAGATTTAGAAACCGAATATTTTGAAGTTGAAGCCGAACTCAAGGCATACGAAGATGATGACGAAAAAGAAAAAGACAAAGGGATGTTTGAAGGGTACGCATCTGTCTTTGGCAATAAAGACTTAGGAAACGATGTTATAGAAAAAGGTGCATTCATGCGGTCTTTACGCAGGAAGGGTGCAAGAAAAATAAAAATGCTGTATCAACACGATACAAAAGAACCTATAGGGGTGTTTGATACGGTCAAAGAAGATGCTGATGGACTTTATGTAAAAGGTCGATTGGCGATGGGAACACAAAAGGGCAGAGAGGTCTATGAACTTATGAAAATGGGTGCGATAGATGGTTTGTCAGTTGGATACCGTGTAGATGCAAAAGGGCATCAGTACGATGATAAAAGAAAGTATCGAGTTCTTAAAGAAGTCGATCTTATGGAAATCTCAGCAGTTACTTTTCCAATGAACCCTAGGGCAAGGATATCAGCCGTGAAAAGTGACTTTACTGTGAGGGAATGGGAAAAGAAACTACGAGAGGTAGGTAATCTCAGCCATTCAGAAGCGAAAGTGGCGGCATCTGCTGTCCAGAAGGCTCTTGGTCAACGAGAGGTTGAGAAAGACCCTGATTTATTAAGCAAATTAAATGCTTTAACCGAAATCTTCAGAAAATAGGAGCTAATTATGGCAGAAGAAGTAAAAGAAGCCGTAGATGGTATGGTAAAAGCCTTTGAGGAATTCAAGGCAACCAACGATGCACGGCTTGCAGAGCTTGAGAAAAAAGGCTCTGTTGATGTTCTTGTAGAAGAGAAAATCAAAAACATCGAAGCTGACATGGATAGATTTGAGGATATCAATCAGAAACTTACTTTGGCTAACGAAGATCAAAAGAAGATGGCTGAAAAACTTGATAACTTTGAAACCATGTTAAAACGACCAGAAACCAAACTCGCTAGCGATGAGATTGACACCAAAATGGAAATCTTTGACAAGTGGGTCAGAAAAGGTACTGAGGGTCTTGATGAAATGGAAACAAAAGCGTTAACCGTTTCCGATGACACTCAAGCAGGTTATCTTGCACCACCAGAGTATGTTGCAGAACTTATCAAAACAATCACTGAAATCACACCAATGAGATCAGTGGCAAAAGTTCGAACAACTGCCCAGAAGTCAGTGCAGATACCTTCTCGAACAGCTACATTTTCGGCTCAGTGGGTAGCGGAGACAGGCTCACGGTCAGAAACAACTGGATACACCACAGCTATTGAGGAAATACCAACTCACGAACTATATGCAATTGTAGACATCTCGAATGCTATGCTTGAAGATTCAGCATTCAATCTAGAAGCAGAAATGCAGACAGAATTTGCTACACAGTTTGCAAAGTCAGAAGGTAATTCTTTCGTTGTAGGTGATGCTATAGGTAAGCCAGAGGGAATAATTACTAACTCCAGTGTCGGAACAACTGTTTCAGGCAGTGGTACAGCCTTAACTGGTGATGGTCTTATCTCTCTTGTCCACGCTATCAAGTCTGACTACGGTCAGAATGCTTCTTTTATGTTCAACAGAACAACCCTAGGAGCAATAAGAAAGCTAAAGGACTCAGCAGGGCAGTATGTGTTTCAAGCAGGTATGATGCTAACAGCAGGTGTTCCAAACAGTGTTTTAGGATACCCATATGTAGAAGCACCTGATCTTGCCGATGTAGGTTCATCAGCAAAGCCAGTAATCTTTGGTGACTTCAACAGAGGATATATGATTGTAGACCGCATAAATCTCTCTGTATTGCGTGACCCATTTACACAAGCTTCATCAGGCAATATTCGATATCTTGCCAGAAGAAGAGTGGGTGGACAGGTTGTGCTACCAGAAGCACTTAGAATCCAAACAATCTCAGCTTAATAGGGGGTAATAATGAAAGACTTATCTAATAACATTGCGACTGCCGTATCAATCAAAAACGCTGTGAAAACGGCGGCTGAGAATGGTACAGGAGTTGACTTGCAGGGTTATGAGGGTGCAACAGTAATGGTGGATGTTGGAGCAGAAGGTGACACACTTTCTAGCTCAGTTCACTTTGAGGTATCATTAGAGCATTCTGATGACAACTCTACATTTACTGATGTAGCTCAAGCCGATATTGTGGATGGAACAATCTCATCTGGTGGTATCTTCTTGAAGTTAGACGGTACAACAGGTGGTAATCCAGACACAGCAGGAGACATTTTTAGAGTTGGTTACAGAGGTGGCAAGCGATATATTAGAGTTGTTCTTGCTAAAACTGGCACACACTCAAACGGTACTCCGATAGGTGCATTTATCGTCAAGAGTCACGCAAGACACTCTGGTGATAACGCTTTTACAGCACACGCATCATAATTGTAGCTAGCAGGGGGAGGGTGAAAACCCTCCCTCATTTGAGGATTGAACATGAAGATAAAGATGTTATTTGGTGCAGTTGGGTCAGCTAATGCACAAGGTTCAGCCACCAAAATGTACGAAAAAGACGAAATAATAGATTGTAAAGAGCCGTGGCAAGAAACACTAGCACAGCAGTTTATGGATGCTGAACTAGCGGTCAGCGTTAAAGTTGTTGAGCCAACAGAGACAAAAAAGCAAAGAGCAAGAACAAAAACAGGGCATTACAAAGCAGATGACCCATCAACTCCTGATGTTAATGAAGCTTGGGAAGCAGTACCTGAAAAGAAATAATTAGGGTTTTTCAATGAGCCGTACATTAGACAATGCAATTACTACGGCTATTCAATCAAACGATATAGAGCCATTCTTTGCTTTTGAGATGGTGTTTAGCTCTACCACCCTGAGATTTTTCACAGGATATAGTTATTGGTGGCAACACTTATACTGGGGTTGGAAGCGTTCTCAGCTTCTCAAATGTAGAAGAAAGTGCTGATATTGGAGCAAAAAGCGTATCAATCACTCTTTCAGGCATACCGTCCTCTAATCTTTCCCTAGCACTTAGCACACCCTACCAAGGTAGAGAAGTAACCATACATTTCGGTATAAAAGATGCCAACCGAACCTTTTTGGGTAATGAAGATGGCACATTTATTCTTACACAATTAGGTGCTTTGATTGATATTACAGCTTCTGACGTAAATCCAAACGCAACTTCTGTTTTATTTGTGGGTTATATCGATCAAATGGATATACAGGAGGGTGCAGAAACAAGTAGCATTACAGTACGACTTGAGAGTAAACTTCTACAAATGGAGAGACAAAGAGTTCTTAGATATACATCAGCAATACAAAAGTCGTTGTATTCAGGTGATAAAGGGTTCGATTTTGTTGACCAATTACAAGGGCAGACATTTATATGGGGTAGAAGTGAAACTCAATGAGTGGGAAAAAAATCTAGAAAATTACATTGAGCAGGTTCGCACAAAGCCATTTCAGTGGGGTTTCCACGATTGTATAGTGTTTAGTAATCAAGCAATGAAAGTGCAGACAGGTAAAGGCTATTTAGATGATTATCTGCCAGACTATGAGACCGCTTTACAAGCCAAGAGAACGTATCAAACTATTATGACTAATATGGGTGTCAAAGATATGCGAGAAGCCTTAGACAGCCGTTTAAAACGGTTTATAGGCTTAGTTCCACCCAAAGGCAGTATAGTGGCACGAAAAAACAAAGAAACAGATGGATATGCTATTGGATACAATATCGGTATTGCTTTAGACCATAGAGTAATGTTTATTTCGAGGGAAGGTATTGTATTTTTAAGAGTAGAGGTAGGAGATACATTTTGGGCGGTAGACTAAAACCTTTTTTACTTTCAACGTCAGCACTTGTAGGATTTGCTTTAGTTCCGACTACTGGATGGGCAGACCCCATAACAACAACAATTTTGGTTTCCTCTGCTGTTTCAGCAGGTGCAGGGGCGGCTATCGCCACAGCATCAGTAGGATTTGCAGGGTTCGCTACAGCATTTATGACACGTTTTGCTATACAAGCAACCGCAGGTTTCGTTCTAAACGCTCTTACCCCAAAGCCAAGTATGCCAAGTCTTACTGGGTTGAGTTCATCTACAGGAAAAACAACAACGCAAGGAACAGCTAGCACTGGCGGTTATAACGTATCAGGAATATCAAGTGCGGCTGACCATCAAATAATATATGGGCAAACTAAGGTTGGTGGTGTCATCGTTTTTAAGGATGTAACCGACAACAATCAGTTTTTACACGTTGTTTATGCCCTTGCAGGACACGAATGTCATGCTATAGACCAAGTATATCTCAATGGTGAACAGCTTACGATTGATGGCAGTACAAACCTTGTAACATCACCTAGTAAATACAATGGTTTAGTCAGGGTTAAAAAACATCTTGGCGATCAGACAACTGGCGATACAGATTTAGTGTCCGAAAGTTCAAAATGGACTTCTGACCACAAATTGCGGAATGTCACTTACTTATATTTACGTTTTAAATTTGACGCTGATGCCTTTCCAAACGGTGAACCGAATTTAACTGCTCTTGTATCTGGCAAAAAAGTATTTGATGTAAATAATAACACCACGGCTTTCAGCTCAAATTCTGCTCTTATTTTAAGAGACTACTTAACAAGCGATTATGGACTTGGTGTTCCAACTTCCGATATAGATGATACAGCATTTGCAACAGCTCAAACAGTATGCGATAACAATATCACTCTCTCCGCAGGTGGCACACAGAAACGATATACAACAAATGGTAACTTTACCACCAACGCTTCACCTCGAACCATCTTAGAGAAGCTTACAGGCAGTATGGCAGGGTTTTTATGGTACGCACAAGGTAAATGGCGGTGTAAAGCAGGGTCTTATACGAGTCCTGTTGTAACCTTTACAGAAGATGACTTACGAAGTGACTTATCTATTCAAACTAGGGCAAGCAGAAGAGATAATTTCAACGTTGTAAGAGGTAAATTTAGGGGTTCAGAAACAAATTTTCAGACAACAGACTATCCGCCAGTGACCTCAAGCACCTTTCTTACTGTCGATAATAGTGAAGAAAATGTAATAGACCTCGAATTGCCGTTTACGAACACAAGCACTATGGCTCAGAGAATTGCAAAGATTGCATTATTCAAAAACAGGCAACAAATTGTACTTACTGGACTCTTTTCGGTAAAAGCCTTGCAAGTGCAAGTAGGAGATATAGTACAGGTCACTAATTCTAGATTAGGATTTAGCTCAAAGACCTTTGAAGTGCAAAGTTGGAACTTTCAGCCAGACATAAGTCAGGGTCTTGTAGTTCAATTAACCTTAAAAGAGATATCCTCCTCAGTTTTTGATTGGGATGCAGAGGAAAGTAGCTTTGAAACCGACAATACAACCTTACTAGACCCTTTTAGCGTACCATCTGTAGGAATATCAGTGACAAGTGAGTTGCGAGTTATCAATGAAAAGGTTTCCCAAGTTATGATTATTACAACATCTATGAGTACAGTGGACGCATCACGAATTGACCTTATAGAAGTTGAGTTCAAGAAAGCATCTGACACAGATTTTAAGATTGTAGGCACTGGAGACCTAGGAATATATGAAGTTTTCGACATTGAGGACGGTCAATTCAACGTCAGAGCAAGAGCAATCAATACTCTTGGAGTAAAAGGTACGTTTTCACAAGAAACGGTTAATATTGCAGGACAAGGTGTTCCACCTGACGATGTAAGTAACTTTGACGCAATAGTTTCTGGCGATAACGTTATGTTGGGATGGAATGCCATAGAAGCTTTAGACCTGTCATTCTATGCAATACGATTTTCAAGTGAATTATCTGGTGCAACATGGGCAAACAGCACAACAGACACAGAAAAAGTGCCTAGACCTGCTACAACGTTTACTGTTCCTGCACGATCAGGAACATATATGATAAGAGCCTATGATAAAACAGGAGTTGCTAGTCAAAACTTTACGTCAGCCGTTGCAATACCTACGAGTTCTCTGACACAGTTTAGCAATGTATCAACACAGACAGAAAGCA